TGCTAGTACTCGTCGTTGACGTACTTGTAGTAGTCGTTGAAGTCGATGTACTCGTTGTGGATGTAGTAGAGGTAGTCCATGATAAAATTTGCTGAAAAGAGAAAGAAAAGTCATAAACTTCGGGAGATTTTAAATCATAAACATAACTATCTTCAGCGAAACGAACAAGATATTCTACTTCATCAAAAGGATTTTCCCAAAGAAAAGATATACTTCTTCCTTTTTTAGCCAGAAAAAAATTATTAACTGTATCAAATTCAGTTTGTCCTCTATTGTAAAACTTTAATTTCCATCTACGCAGAGCAGATCCCCTTTGAGCTTGGCGTAGTTCACTACCGCTTTCAAATTCAGTTACGGTGGTATCAAATGTAGGTTCTTCTTCTATTACATAATCCGGGGCTATTGTAAAATCTGCCATCTATCCTCCTTAGAGAGTTGTAGTCGTTGTACTCGTAGTTGATGTTGAAGTCGTCGTCGTTGACGTTGATGTACTCGTTGTGCTTGTGCTAGTCGTACTTGTAGTTGAAGTCGTGCTAGTCGTACTTGTAGTTGATGTAGTACTCGTTGAAGTCGTCGTCGTTGATGTTGATGTAGTTGATGTCGAAGTAGTACTCGTTGAAGTCGTCGTCGTTGATGTTGATGTAGTTGATGTCGAAGTAGTACTCGTTGAAGTTGTCGTTGTACTCGTTGATGTAGTGCTTGTGCTAGTAGTAGTACTAGAAGTCGATGTAGTTGATGTCGATGTCGTTGATGTAGTAGTACTAGAAGTCGTAGACCAATAATATACTTCTTTGAATTTTACTTGTATATCAATAACATTATAATTTTTCTTTTTAGACTTTAAACTACCGTCTTTAAAACGTACTATATATCTAATAGAATCTAAAGGATTTATCCATTCAAAAGCTTCGTAATCACCTAATCGCGCTAAAAAAAAATCTCTTATAGTTTCATATTCAGTAAGAGTTCTATTCTTAAATTGTAATGCCCATTCCCTTAAAGATGTAGTTCTTCTACTCCTTCTTTGTTCTATCCCTGTTCTTGCTCCTGATATCAAAGTATCAAACTCAGGCTTTTCTTCTATAACGTATTCAGGAGTAGGAGTAAACTCAACCATACTGTTTTATTACACCTCTTAGCTCAGTATTACTTGATATGGCCTTAGATATTATAGCTATGATAGCACCTTCGTTTCGCCTTATATCAGAAGCATCCCAAGCATGTATAATTATTATAGGGGCATTACCTGCTCCTTGCTCTATATTTCTACCTTCATTCAATTTATTAAGATTATCTGGACCTAAATCTCTAAGCCCCCTTGTATTTAATATACCCTCGCCTTCTAATAAATTGGCATTAACTATTCCTCCCCCATGGAAATTTCGCATAGTTCTTCCACCAACCACTCCACCCGAATGAGCCTTAGCTGTTCCGGCATCAACGGGTCCTCCTCCTTGAGCTTTCCCAAATCCAAAAAAATCTAATATGCCACTTATTATGCCGCCTTTTTTATCTCCTCCTGGAGTTAAAAAACTAAATAAATCCTGCATTACTGAAGTAGCAAACATATCAGACAATATTTTTAATACGTTTCTCCCAAAAGCAGCAAAATAATCTTCGAGAGTCTTTAAATCATTAATCATAGCATCGAAAAAGAAATCTGAAAAATTCCTTTCTAAAGATTGACTTGTCTTTTTTCCTATTTCCTCTATGTCTATACCCCATTTCTCAAAATTTTCTATTGCTCTTTCTAAATCTGTTTTTTGTTTTTTAAGACCTTTTTCATCAATGCCGATACCAAATTCTTTTTTTAAATTATCTATTAATCCTTTTAATTCTTTTTGTCTTTGTCTTAACGCCTCTAATTCTGGATTACTTATTAATTCTGAAATGTCAAAAGCTTTCACGAAAGGATCATCTTCGTACAATCCTTCTGGCTTTTCTTCTAAACTTTCTATTAAATCGTCTCTAATTCTTATAATAGCTTCGGAATTTGTTTTATATTCATCAATAAAATCATTCAATTCCTTTCTAAGAGGAATTCTCGCTTTAAAACTTAAATGTTTAGCTGCATCGGCAAAGACTTGAGCCATTTCTTTTATACCTCTTATAACCTCTGGATTTTTTGTAATAAACTCCCCTATTGCTTGCGTAAAATCACCAAAAGAATTTTTCATCGCTGTGGATTGATCAATGAAATTCATTTGTGCTAAAGACATATCTTTAAAATTTTTATCTAATTCTCCAAGGATCATATTGAAATCGCCTGATTTCTTAGCCGCATCGGAAATGACTACGCCATACTTAGACAATATTCCAACTTGACCAGTAAGACCTTTACCTACTGCTATAGCAACCTGTTGTAAATCAGCTTGTCTACCTGTTAATTTACCAATACCTCTGGCCATATCCAATATTCTAGGAGTAGCTTTCTTAATCTGTTCAGCCGTAAGCTGAAAAGTTGCAAGCATTGCCTGAGCATTAATTATTTCATCATCACCAAAAACTGTAGCTGTCTGCAATGCTACAGCGTATTCTTTTAATTCCTCTACTTGTTGTCTAGTAGCAAGCCTTGAACCTTCAAAAGCTAATCTCAATTTTGTTTCTGCTATTTCTTGTGCTTTAGCATTTTTTATAGCTTGTCCCATTAAACGTATTAATGGCCTTAAAGCAAATACATAAACCAATAAAGCATTTCTTACACGTCCTATTATTCTTCTTAATCCAGATGTCTTTATACGCATTCTATCTGTTTCTTTCGCGGCTCTCTTTGTAGCAGTGGCAGTCTTATCCATAGCTCTCACCATAACCTTGCCTGATTTTGAAACCGATATGCCTGCTTTCTGCATCTCTTTTGTTATATTTCTGCCACCCTTTTGAATTATACCAGTAGCTTTATCTTTAACGACCATTGCAATAGTAATAATATGTTCTTTAGCCATTTTTTTCCTTCCTTTTTCTTAAAGCATAAACTTCTCTATCTATAATATCAAAAAAAGCCAGCAATTTAGCTGGCTGATCTCCTATAGTCCCCGGAAAAGGTAAAAATCCTTGTTTGAAGTAATGATACCAATAGATATATTGAAAACATATAGGATGTATCAATCGGAGAGGACATCTTGGTAATACCTCTTGTTTTCCGTTAATAACCAGCATATAAGGTTGTATACTTTCTTCATAACACCCTCTATATTTTTTTTCGTTCTCAGTACATTTGTGGCAATCAAGATCAAAAGCAGAAACCTGGACTGCCATTGTTAGTTTTTTTCTTCTTCTTCTGTCACCTCACTTTCAGACCATGCTACATCTGCTAATGTATGTATTACTTCTCTTGGAATATCTTTAATAGTCTCATCTGAAACTATTATCTTTTCTCCTCCGAAACAATTTTTCTTTTCTGTTTTAAAAGGAACAGCTTGTCCTTCTCTTTTTCCTTTATCATAACTAAAATTCTCAAAACCTTTTAAACATAATTTAACAACAAGTATATCCTGATCGAATGGCTTAAGATTAGCTGTAATTTTAGGATTTTTTGGATCACTCATATCGTAATTTAAAGCCTCTCCTAATATTTTTGATTTAGTGATTGAATCCATAGGAGCTAATAACCAAATGGTAGGACTTACTTTATCACCTTGTAAACTATACTTAAGAATTTCACCGAATGCAGTTGGTTTAATCATTCTAAAACCTCCTTATTTCTCTTACCGTTTTAAGGTATGCCTTATTTATAACATTCGCAATATGTTTATCTATACGTTTTATAGAAAGCTTCCATCGTTTTTGTGATACACCAAAGAATTCTCTTCTTATCCGAGTATATTGATTAACTCCTTCATTTTGATGGTATCCTGCTAATATCGATCTTCTTGGCATCCCCATACCACTGATATAAACTTGATAATGTAATCCACTGATCTTGCGATATCTAATACCTCTGAAAAGTTCACCTGTTCTATAAAGTGCCCTTCTAGGAAATACACTTCCTCTAACTCTTTTCCTACCTTTACCTTTTCCTTTTCTAGTTGTTCGGAAAAGACCACGTTTATCCCTAATAGTTTTTTCTGCTAAGCCTGGATAACGTGTACCATAATATCGTAAACCAATACGGATATTCCTTTTGATATCTGATACCATTTTATTAGCATTATCAGTCAAAGGAATATCCATATTTTTTAGACCTTCAAGGTTAGGAATAGTCATTGTATTAATTTCAACTTTAAATTCACTTGACATATTAAGCTAATGTTGTTGATGTTGAAGTAGTACTTGTTGTACTAGTACTTGTCGTCGTCGTTGATGTAGATGTACCTGCAAAAACAAGACTTACTTCATCATCTCCACTATTCATATTTAATTCACAAGTTGCTGAATATGTTCTCACACCGTCTCTATCTCCACTTGGTAAACCAGTATATCTTGCTTTAGGCAAAGATATAGTTAATTCAGTATTATCTGTTGCAACAATTACTATGCTGACAGCAGCTTCAGTTGTAGAAATCAATTTAGCCATAAAATCATGGGTTGCTACTAATTCGGCCTCTGGATCGAAGGTCATTATCGGATTTCTTTCGGTGATGATAGCATAATCGAAACCAGTAACATCTTGAGGTTTGTCTCTCATAACCACTGTATTCTGCATATTGATTTCAAGATTTTGCATCAATAAACTATCGCCAAAAACAGTAACAGTAGCATTTTGGAAAATCAACGGCAGAGAAGCTGGATAAGTTGGAGAAAGTAAGGCCGTATCTGAATGAGTAGAATATTTACCTTGAAATGTAAATTCAGCCATTATTGGTTCACCAACTTTAAGAATAAGTCTTACATTGCCCATTGCTCCACAAAGCTTCTTTACTACACCATCTTCATAAACAGCTAAAGTAATAGTCTCATACCCTGTAGATATAGGAACATAAGTGCTGCTTACGCCTGCCGACAATGATTCACTAAAAGCACAAGCTCTTAAAAGAGTAGCAAATATGCTTGATGTACCCTTATTGGCAAAAGGTGGCCCCATGACCTCACATTGCAAAGTTAGTTCACAAAGTCGTTGGCCCGGTATAGAATTCATCCTTGAGATTGTTTTCCTATAAGGATTTCTTTTAAATTGTGTTGGATCGAAATTAAACACAGGCTCATAGGCTAGTAATTTAGCATTGGCTGCTGCTAATGTTTCGGCCGTGCCCTTAGTTACTTCTATTTTTGCTGCTACCTGAACTCTTCTAGTTAATAATCCTGGCATACTACTACCTCCTTTTGTTTAACCAAATACAATTCTTTCTCTAATGGACACTTCTATTTCATATATATGGCATAATACATTCCCAAACATACCATTAAATATACGACCTACTATTGGATATTGAACTACTTCAGCCGTATCTTGTAATTTAGGTTTATCACGAAAAGTTTGACAGATAGCTTCTACTAAATTCTGACATACTTTTTCAGAAGCATCTTCATCTTTTAATGAATAACCACCTTTAAGAAGAAAATTGTGGGTAACTCTTTCTGTGGCATCAGAACCTTCTACGGTTCTAATAAAGGAAGGTCTTAATATTTGGACAAAATTAATATGGGCACCACTCTTAAAAAAGTCTTTATATGTTGCCCAAGCTTTAGAATATCTCTCATAATCGTGAACTTCTCCTATCCCGGATACTGCTTCAATTATAGTTTTTACTTGTGCTCTTACTGTATCTAAACTCATTTTTATCGCTGCCTTTATGCCGGGAATTATTAGCGCAAGCGCCGGGTTAATTATCTAAGCGTTCTAGGGTGAGTTAAATTGCCCCCTCGAACATTAATGTCAAAATCTTTCATTGCCATAGCACCGGGTTTCTCTTTCGTATCTTCTCCAGCACCTACATGGCTATTATATAATCTAAAAGATTCTTTCGCGAGTTCCATATATTGATCTGACTTTCTTACATAATCTATAACGTCAGATGCTATTGTCGATTCTTCAGTTTCAGCATGTTTAGCGGCTAATGCTTTAAAAATTAAACCAGCAGCTAAATCACAAAAAGCATCAATATCTTTTTCATAAACTGTACAATTTTCATCAGAAACAGTATGAGGTATAAGATACTTATATCTTATCGTATAACTGCTAGATGGCTTCATTATTAGAAATCTCAATACCTGTCCAGATGCCTTTTTATAGATTATCCAATCATTAGCGTCAACATATTGAGGTGTCTGTATATCATCAGATACTGGATACTCTATATCGCCTATTATGTGAGAAGATCTACTATCCCAATCGTAAGGTAAATCAAAATCATATTTTGAACCATCAGCCGTAATATCTTCTTTAATCTTTTCTAATGGCCTATCTTGAGAATAAATCCTAGTAGCCTGATCGATAGCTAAATCTCTTTCTGTAGGACTTATCTTTTCAGAATCATCTTGCAATCGAAAATCTAAACCAGTACGAACATTTTCTATTGTAACAGGACTAATAGTTGTGCTCGTACTGGTTGTAGATGTAGTAGACGTAGATGTAGTCGTAGTAGATGTAGATGTCGAAGTTGTGCTTGTCGTGGACGTAGACATTTATTTATCCTATTCTTAACAGAATTTCATTATAAATAATGTAGCCCCTCCTGAAATATCTATACATTTTAGATTCCTTAATTGTATAGGCACGGCCAAATGAGGTCCATTCACAATATGTCCACTTACTGAAACATCACCAGCTTGTAATCTAATTACCGTAATGCCAGTTTTTGTATCTATTACCCTAACATAATCTTCATCACTGTCAGCATACATATACCACCCGACTGTCGTAACAACAGGTATAAGCCCTATTGTAGACACTGTAATAACTTCCCCTGAAGAATCAATCCCTGTCGATGTTGTACTTGTAGTTGATGTCGTACTCGTAGTCGTTGTACTCGTACTAGTCGTTGAGGTCGTTGATGTAGTTGATGTAGTACTCGTACTCGTCGAAGTAGTACTCGTCGAAGTAGTGCTAGTTGACGTCGATGTCGTACTCGTCGAAGTACTAGTCGTAGAAGTCGATGTCGTCGATGTAGAAGTTGTCGATGTAGTACTCGTACTTGTCGTCGATGTCGTTGATGTTGTTGATGTCGTCGTACTTGTACTTGATGTGCTAGTTGTAGACGTAGAAGTCGTACTTGTCGTACTCGTACTTGTTGTACTAGTAGATGTCGTACTCGTACTTGTCGTCGATGTCGTTGATGTTGTTGATGTCGTTGAAGTTGATGTTGTGGATGTCGTTGAAGTCGTTGCAGCAATGTAATTTACAATAACTCTGCCAGAAGTACATTGAACAACATTTATTTCATTTGTAGTTTTTAACTTAACGCCTGCTTGAATAGCATTGACTTGAGTCCATGTCCAAGGTTGTCCTGTTTGCGGATTAATTGTCCATGTTTCTGAATAATCAGCGAAATCAGAAACTAATGTATGTTCTGTACTACCATCGTGGATATTGCTTTCAGTTCTTACAGAACATGTAGCTTTTCCAGTTATACCCCTAGCTCGGATAGTAACAACAACACTGCTAATCGCACCAAGATTTATACCTGAATCTACTACACCAAAAAGATCTCTTTGATAAGATGTAGAAGTAGTGTAAATGTAATCGCTATCATTTACTACTAGATCATCTACCTTATCATAATGTGCTCCGAAATCAGGGAATTGCGAGGCCACGCTAATTTCAGCACCATTCGCATTAAATAATAAAAGTTCTTGCATACCTCACCCCCTCTCTTAATTTGTACTGCGGCCCAAATTAAGAGGACGCAGGGTCTACGCTACCAAATATTGACCATACGCTACCATTGCAATAAGCTATAAAAGAAGCGTATGCAGGAAATGTAACATAGTCATAACTACCACCACCACCACCAAATCCTGCTACTACAGTAGCTTTACAGGCTGCATTAGAACCTAAATTCAGAAGCAAAAGGGTTGCACCCTTCATCGCTGCACTTGCGGCAGGAAGTGTTAAAGTTTTTGTCGTGCCGTTTATAGAAACAGCTTGATACTCTTTAACATCGCTTTCAGTAATAGTGTAATCATCTGTTTTGGCTAGTGTACTTCTTGAATCCCATATGCCATTTGGAAATCTGCTAGGTTGTTTCATCCTAAAGCCTCCTTCTTAAATCATTTTCTTATTTTAAAAGGGGCAAGGCCCTTGTACCAGAACCTTGCCCTTTAATTATTTACTAAGTATTAAGATATGCCTGATACTATGCCGGCTGCAAAAGCCTTATAATCAGGTACAACTCCTCCATACTCATGGCGTACTTTGTATCTAATAGTATCATATACAAAGACGTTACCTACCGTTGGCTGATCCTGGACAAGAATTTCTGGTATTGTCTTACCATTAAGAAATCCTACCTCAATAAGATCTATCTCCGATTTACTAGCACTTAAGAAGTAATTGTTTTCATCGCCGCGTAAATAAGGAGAAACTATAGGTTTAAACATTCCCTTTAACGTATTAACACCATTTTCTGCATTTTCAGGATGTAAAGTAGAATTATTCAACCGTTCAACAGCGCCTTTTAGAGAACGTGGTACCCATACAATAACATCACTCAATCCTAGAATTGAAGTGATTTTATGCACTTCTGGGAAAGTCCCACTTTGATTATGCGTTGCTGCTGTAGTGCCCAATATAGCTCTTGTTACAGTCAATGCATCCGTTGAAACACTGTCTACCATCATATACTCTCCGTCTATGCGGATCATATCACCTGCTTTAAAATACTGACCAGTAGCACCAGTGACATTTACAGTAGTAGTAGAAGTATTGATTGAAGCATCAGCAGTATTTGATTTATAGCCCTCTTCTCCTTGATTATACATCATACGAAGCAATGCTTCTAATGCATCGAAACTAAGTGCTGTCGTTTGATAATTATTATGAAGGGCGGCATACAATGCTGCGGAATTAGCTGTACCTAGACCGTTTGGCCATTTTGTAACTTGGTTAATACCAGAAGTATTGTATCCAAGCATTAGATCGAACACGAATTGGTTAAGGGTCTTATTTGCAGCTCTAGCTAACTTTACAGGGACTTTAGCTAATTGTCTTAGATCATCATTTATGATAGATCTACGAGTCAAAGTTACAAGACCACCCTTAGTTGCAAGCGCGTATGCCTGCTCAGTATCAACAGGAAAACCAAGTTCTGGATAAGCAGGTGTCGCAGTATCAGTTGGAGTGCCTTGAGTTGTTCTGGCCGCTATGACTTCAGGAAGAACACCGAAACCTCCCCATCTAATTAATTCTTGCATTTTAAAATCTTTAATCGGAACTGTATTAGCTATATTCTTCCACAGTTCAGGTAAAGTTTTATATTCTCTAAGCATCCTTCTATTAATAGAATAACCAAGCATATAACTGAATGAACCAGAAGTTGCTTCTTTTAATCTACTTTGATGAACCTTACCGGTTATCTCCACATCGCCAGTTACAGCAACATACATTTCTCTTAAGCTCATAAAAGCCTTAGCACCTTCATAATCTTCTTTTTCCTTATCATCTGGTTCATAACCAAAAGTAAGATCCATATCCGCTTGCAGTCTTTCATTGCCAGATCTTCTTAACTTAATTTCAGCTTCACCAGCATCACCTAAATCTATGATATCTCCGCTTTCAGTAAGCTTGGCTAATGCTTTCTTTTCGGCTTTAATAGCATTCATCAATTTAGAATCTTCAAAAATAGAAGCTTTGAATCGATCTCTAACTTTTTCTTGTATTGCTAAAGGCAATTTAGAACTAGCTAAAAG